ACCCAGCGTTAAAACAGTATGGTTCGTTTGCTGCCGCTAGTGAAAAGGGTGCTATATCGGTTGAAATGCTGGATAAGGCTATGCAGAAACTTGGTAAAGCAGGTGGTGGAGGAGTAACTACTATTGGTGACGCTTGGGATAGTTTCAATGAAACATTATCACTAGCGTTACTTCCTACACTTGACGCTTTAACTCCTATTATTAGTGGTTTAATTGATAAAATGAGCGGTTGGGGCGAAAGTGCTGGTAAAACTATAACAAATGTTATTAAGTATTTTCAAGACTTGTTTCAAAAACTTCAAGAAAATGCAGCCACTTTAGCGTTTTTAGAGGCTTGGGATAACATAAAAAGCGCATTTGATTCCATAGTTTCTATTATAGGGAATGTCATAAATTCATTTCTTGGAATAAATAAAGAAACGACAAAAAATGCAACAAGTATAGATAACGTAGCAAAGAGCATAGCTGTATTTGCTGGTAAATTTTCGGAAGTTACTAAAAAAATAGCTGATTTTCTGAAAAAAATTAGTGAAAGTAAAAGCGCAATGGATACCTTAAAAGGAACTTTAGTTGCTTTGGCTGGTGCTTTCGTAGCTTTAAAAGTCATTAATGGAATTGTTAAGGCGATTGAACTTTATAATAAAATAGTTAAAATTGGAACAGCTATACAAGGAGCTTTCAATGCTGTAATGGCTATAAACCCATTTGTTGCTCTTGGTATAGCGATCGCAGCCATTGTTGCTGGTTTAGTTTATTTCTTCACTCAAACAGAAACAGGGAAAAAGGCTTGGGCTAGTTTTGTAGACTTCTTAAAGAGTGCATGGGACGGAATAGTTTCATTCTTTAGCGGTATTGGTCAATGGTTTGCTGATATATGGAACGGAGCAGTTGACGGAGCTAAAGGTATATGGCAAGGCTTAGTTGATTGGTTCAGCGGAGTTGTGCAAGGTATTCAAAATATTTGGAACGTAATAACAGGGTTCTTTACAAACTTATGGACGACTGTTGTTACTGGAATTCAAACAGCATGGGCAGGAGTTACAGGGTTCTTCACAGGGCTATGGGACGGAATAGTAAATATCGTTACAACTGTATTTACGACTATCGCAACTTTAGTAACAGGAGCTTATAACTGGTTCGTTAAAACTTTTCAGCCTTTAATTAGTTTTTATCAATCTATATTTGGTTTAATTGGTTCGATAATTAACTTAGCTTTTCAACTTATCTTGGCTGTGATTCGTGGCGCTTATAAATCAGTTCTTGACGCATGGCAAGGCCTATCAGCTTGGTTTAGCGGAATATTTAATGTTGTTAAATCAGTAGTTTCAATAGCATTTAGTGCAATTGGTGGTTTTGCTTCTAGTGCTTGGAATTTAGTTAGGTCAGTATGGAGCGAAATTACAGGTTTCTTTGGTGGAATATTTAATTCGGTTCGTGGTATTGTTAGTGGAGCATTCAGTGCAATCGGTAGCTTTGCTAGTTCAGCTTGGGGAGTAGTTTCATCAATATGGAGTGTAGCTTCAGGCTTCTTTAGTGGCATATTTAACTCTGTTCGTAGCGTTGTTAGTGGAGCGTTTAGTGCTATTGGTGGCTTTGCTTCAAGCGCTTGGTCAAGAATTTCAGGTGTGTTTAGTGGGGTAGGTAGCTTCTTTAGTGGAGTGTTCAATGGTGCAAGAAACGCAGTTAGTGGAGTGTTCAGCGCCTTTGGTGGGTTCGCTTCTAATGCTTACAATGCAATAACAGGAGTATTTAATGGGCTCGGTGGTTTCTTTAGTAGAATATTCGGAGGAATCAAGAACACGATAGACAGCGTTCTGGGTGGTGTAACAAATACAATCAACAATATATCAGGAGCAATTAATGGTATCGCTGGTAAACTTGGAGGCCTGTTTAAAGGCTCTATGGTAGTAGCCTTAACAGATGTTAACTTATCTTCTAGCGGTTACGGTTTAAGCACTAATAGCGTATCAAGCGACAATAGAACGTATAACACATTTAACGTACAAGGCGGTGCTGGTCAAGACGTTTCTAACTTAGCACGTGCAATCAGACGAGAATTTGAATTAGGGAGGGCTTAATGGTAAGACAGTATAAAATACATACCAACTTAGACGGAACAGGTGATAAAGTTTGGGACGTTACAAATGGGAAAGTTAGATTTTACCAGCCCTCTAATTTAGGGTTGCAATCAACTAATAATATTTGGCAAAGTAACGGCATCGGAGTAATGGGAACACGCTCAATCACTCAACCACAAATAGAATTCAAGTTGGAAACGTTTGGAGAAAGTTTAGAAGAAAACTATCAATTAATGAAAGACTTCGTAAATGATATTATTAGCAAAAAATTCGTTACACTTGAATATCAAACGGAAATTTTTCAGGTATATGCTGATTTAGCTTTAGCAGATGTCACAAAGACAGAGGGTTACGGTAAAAATGGAACTTTCAGCGAAAAGATAACTTTTGATGTAATTACAAAGTGGTATACTTACGAAAATTTAACTTTTGACAAAATACAAAATGGTAAAGTTATTGCTGGAAAGTCAAAAATTTATGGTGGAACAGCACCAGGATACTATAAGTATATCGAAGGAGTTTCTTACACTTATTATGGAGAAACAAATATAGAACGTTTAAGTCGCTGGGATATAAAAGATGAAATATTTAGTTTTATGGGGATATTATATCCGCAACTTCCTAAAACACCTACTGGAGTTAGATTTTTAGACGATATTGGAAATGAATATACTTCAATTGTATTCAAGACGGAAGAATTACAAGACTACATTTTAATAAATACAGATGTAAATGACGAAACCTATCAAGGTTGGAAGGGGACAACTGCTCTAAATTTATTCCCTGTAATGGACTTTGAGCGATACAGAACTCGTATAATTAAAAAAGGTCAAATGGAACTGGTCAATTTAACTAAGGCAGAGTTTAAAATTAAGAGAAAGGCGGACTTCGTTTAATGTTAGAAGCTAATGTTTATGATAACTTTAATCCGAACTACTATAATATATCTGATTTTAGTCTACCTAATGGTAAAAAAGAAAAAAGAGGTCTTCCTACACCCAAAGCAAGGTGTCAAGTCATTAATTATGAATTGTGGGAAACAGGTTATCTTTACACTTCATCAGCTACATTAACCGTTTCGGTAGAAGTTGGCGATATTGTTCAAATTCTTTTTCCTGAAGTTGTTCCAATTGAGGAAACTCTAGGTAAAAAAAGAAACTTAAACTTAGATATAGTTTATCTTGTAACAAGTGTAGATGAAAGCAATAAAGCTACATTAAAGAACTATTTTCGGGCAATGATTGAAAGCCTAGATGTTCCGAACGCAATAACTAAAACGACAAACTCTGCTATCATTGACTATCTAATTGACCCTAATAAAAATAATTTAATGAGCTATGGTTATTTCTTCAATTCAAGTATCTTTGCTGGAAAGGCTACAATCAACCGTAAATCAGAAACTTCATCAGCCCACGACGTAGCAAAAAGGATATTTTCCAAGGTTCAATTTCAACCAACTACAACCATTCAACATGCTTCATCTGAAACAGACCCTAGAAACTTGTTATTCATTAACTTCGCTTCTAGAAACTGGAACAGAAACAGAATCACGACAAGGGTAGATTTTAAACAACGTGTAGCAATGGACACGGAAACAATAGTAGAACGTTCAGCTCATAATTTTGCTGTTGTGTTTATCAAAAATAAGGAAGCAGACGACTACATAGACCCTCCTAAAATGTACACAGCAAAAAATAACGGC